TCAGTTGATGCTGCTACAAATGAAACGTACATGAAAGTCAAAGGAATTACAAATGATCAATTATTTGAAAGAGTATTACGTAATATAACAAGACTTTCTCGTAGGATAAAACAATTAGGTACTAATTGTACTGTAGGTTTTAAATTTTTGTTACATCCTTATAATGCTCATGAAGTTTTTGATGCTATAAAAAAAGCAAAAATATGGGGTGCTAATGACTTTCATTTAAGACCTGTAGGGTGGGATAATATTGATATTACGAAAGATAAAGATCCTATATATTTAAAAGAACTCGTTGATTTCGTAAATGAACAAATTAAGGAAGGTAGAAAACTTGAGTCAGATAAATTTCATATCTATGGGATAACTCATAAATTCAATCCAGATATGTCACGAAAAGTTAATTTTTCTAAATGTCTTGCTACTCCACTTTTAGCAACATTTGGGGCAGATGGAAATTGTTATCTTTGTTTTGATCAACGAGGAAATGAAAAACAAATTCTTTGTAAACATGATCCTGACCCAAAAGAAATATTGAAAGTATGGGGTACACAATTTCATAAAGATATGATAAATAAAATTGATCCAGAAAAATGCCCAAGATGTACTTTTGGTGCATATAATGAAATTATTGAACAAGTTTTTATTGAAGATAATATGTGCCGTAATCATATATAGAGGAGCACCCATGAAAAAACCAAGTGGATATAAGTGTGAATTAAAAGATCCTAATAAAATAAATGTATTTGGATTACGGATAAGAAAATCACGAAATACTAAATCATATATAATAGCTTTTGGATTTTCAAGGTGTAGTGGTAAAACTGTTGAGCAGGCATACTACTATGACAAATCAAAATGGTCAATTGCAGAAGTAAAAGCCCATTGTAAAAGACATAATGGTACTTTTGAATCTTCCAGTGTTCAGAATGCTATTGATAATTTAATTCAAGCGGTAAGGAGCATATGATGAGAAAATTATTATTTGGTATATTAGTATCAGTATTAGTATTACTTCCTTTAACAATAGTTGAGGCAGAAACACCGACCGGTATAAATCTCGGGCATGATTATACCTTCCAGCTCGTTACAGGTGATTTAACTTCAACATATCAATAATGAGTTCTAACGCATTATAATGTTGAGGTGATACAATATACCATATTAGTTATTATAATGCAATGAAGCATAGGTACAAGGTCACAATTAATACATTTTAACATAATTTTACAACAACTAATCAATAAGGAGAAGTATCATGGCAGATTTTTCTACTCAAATAAAAACCGCACTAAAAAAAGCGGGATTAGATGAGGAATTGTACACACAAATTACCGTTGAAAAAGAAGCAGATATTGAAGGGGTCGTTGATACATTTAAAACTGAAATTGAGGCCATGTCTAAATTGGAGCCTGAAGAATTTTTAAAGGCAATACAGAAGGCAGGTCTCAGCGAACCGTTCAAGAAATATATTGCCAGTGAATCTGATCGAAGAATCACAAAGGCTTTTAAAACTCGTGATGATAAATTAAGTGCGGAAGCGACAGCGGATGCTCAGGAAAAACAAGATGAGAAAGACTCAATAAATTTATCTGAGGATCAGAAAACGATCAAAGCCTTAATGTCCAGATTAGATAAACAAGATGAAACAATTAATTCACTCGTGCAAAAAACTTCTAAGGCTGATATTGATGGTGCTGTAAAAAATGCATTAATAGAAGCTAATTTAGATGAAGGATTTGCTAAAAATATAAATGTAACCAGTATTGATGCAGTTGGTGATGCTGTCAAAGACTTATCGGAAAGGATAATGACAGGTCAACAAATAAAAGTCGATAAAATACTGGAGGAGAAAGGTGTTCCTGCAAATGGTGCTGTAGTATCACCTTCCCAGATGGAAGTTGCCGTTTCTAATTATGCTAAAGGTTTAAATAGTAGAAATGATGAAGGCGGACTTTTATCAAAAGCTGTACAAGCAATACCAGATGCACAAGTATCAAAACCATAAGGAGTAAGAAAAATGGGTTTAGACATTACTTCAACGGATGATACTCAATATAATCCTGTTTTCCTTAAAATTTTGGAAGACATTCCAGGTGGAGTAACTATTATGACCGATAGGATACCTGCTGCTACATATGAACTTAAAGCAGGTTCTCTGTTACATAGTATTATTGGCACATTGGGAAGTACTTTAGCAAGTACTGGGCAGTATCGTCTTGTAAAAACCGCAAAGGTGGCTATTGGAATGGCTACCGAAGCTGTAATGACTCTTGCTATTTATACCAATCATGAGTTTAAAGCTGGTGAACTTATTGGTAAACAAGGGGCAATTACCGCATGTTCAATTTATTCAATCACAAAAGGCGCAACTACAGATCATCTTGTTTTAGTAGATGGTGGATCTTTAGGGCTTGGTGGAACCGGATGTGGTGTGGGTATTGTATTAGAAGAAAAAAGTGGATTAACTGCCACCTCACAGAAGTTTGCTGCAACTGTTTTATTGAGGCAAACTGTACAGGTTAGGTCAACCGATTTAACTACTCTGTATAACGTGTCCGGTGGTGCAGTTGTAAGAGGTACGGTAAATGAATCTGAATTACCATTCTTCGTAACTGATGACGATAAAACAGCTCTGACTGACAGGATGAGGTGGGCATAATGGAAAGAACAATATTAACAGAAGTAACCAAACGAAACCTCCTCTCTTATGTGGGTGATCGAGTCTATAAAAAGTGGTATTGGATGGATCTTTTCCCGTTGAAATCCTGGCCGTTTCTCGATTATACCGCACTTATTGGAAGCAAAGGTGCTCCAGTTGCTGCTGATGTAACTGCATTTGATGTCAGTGCTCCCATTAAAACTCGAAAAATCGTTGGTAAAGTATCTGGTGATATTCCAGCTATAAGACTTAAACGAAAAATGAGCGAATCTGATATTAACTTATATAATATTATCAGAAATGGTGCTACTCCTGATATGGGTTCTATACTCGATCTGATTTATAATGATGTTGATTTTGTGATTGAAGGAGTCATGGCACGTATGGAGTCTCTTGCTTTGCGTTTAATATCAAGTGGTAAAGTTGTTCTTGATAAAACACAGAATGCTGGTATAGTGACTGAAACAGCAATTGATTATGGTGCCTCTTATTCTACTGGGGCTGCTGTTGTTTGGAGTGCTGCTGTAGGAACTACCACACCAATAACTGACATTGATGGAATTGTAACAGCCGGAGCAGCTATTGGGGTCAAGTATAAATATATTCTTATGGACAGACAATCGTGGGTATATTTTAGATCATCTACCGAAACTAAAAACTTCATGATTCCATTTACAGTAGTGGATGTATTGGAGAAAAGAATTTCGGCAACTATTACTCTTGCAAATGTGAATAAAATGTTGAAAGATCAAGAATATCCTCAGATTATTATTGTTGATCAATCTATTATTACTGAAACGGAAGACCATAAACAAGTTACTACAAATCCGTTTTATGCCGGTCATATTTGTTTCATTGAGGATTTTCCAATTGGTAATATGTTGCATGGCCCAATTGCGGAAGAGACAAATCCTCCGAAGCAGGTGATACAAGCAAAACGCAATAATATTCTCATTTCTAAATGGCGTACCGTTGATCCAGTAGGTGAATGGACTAAGGGAGAAAGTAATGTTTTCCCAACTTGGCCGTTGATTGATCGTTGCTATTTACTGGACACACTTAATGCTTCAACCTGGACTGATCCTTCTTAATCCGTTGAGAGCATTTTATAACTATATGTGAGGGATTTAATTATAGTCCCTCACATGTTCAAATTGAGAGATTAGCAAAATGACCAATCTTGAAGCACTACAAAGTATGACAGAATATAACAATGATAATTTGTTGGCAAAAGCGTTGCTTGATCAAGGGGTTAGTGCAGGAGGTACTTATACTGCGGCTAATGAAGAAAATATTGATCTTGCTGCTGCTCGTGTATACTTTGCTTTAGCCGCTCATCCAAAACTGAAGGAAGGTTCTTCCTATACCGAATATGATGCAAAACAATTAAGAGGTATGGCAAAAGCAATCCTTCGTAAATATGATGATCATGATGCTAATATTTCAGGTACTGCTAAATGGTAAAACGCTATCCACATACTGCTCTTTTATCTTATGTTGCCGCTGGAACTACGAGTACTCAGGGCTATTTGTCAGAAGGTACACTCACTTCTATAAGTATCATCTGTAAAATTCAACCTGCTCGTGGTGAGGCAACATTAACCAACGATAAAGGTATTATTATTAATTATTCTTGGTTAATATTTACACAACCTAATGATGGATTTTCATCTGTTCCTGATGCATCAAAACTTAATTTCTTTGATAAAGATCATGTAATAAAACAGTTATTTGAATTTCAAAATCATGTGGAAATAAAATGTTAGAATTTATGTCTTCTATGGAAAAAGTTACCGGTGATGTAGATGATTTTGTAGTCTTTCAGCAAGATCGTATACTTCTGGCATTACATTATGTAGGCGTTGACTTCATGAATAATGCTAAAACAAATGCAAGTTTTCATAATCAATCCGGTAATTTAAGAAGTTCAATTGGTTATGCTGTTATATTAGATGGGAAAGTATTAGATGAAGATTATGAGTTAACAGGTGATGGTCAGGATGGTATAACTGCAAGTAAAGAACTTGTACGTAAATTAGCACGTGAAAATGAGTCAGGTTTTGTACTTGTAGGAATGGCCGGAATGGAATATGCTGCCGCAGTTGAATCTAAAGGTTATGATGTAATAACCGGTAGCACTCCAATGGCTGAAGAGCTTTTAAACTTTTTTAAAGAGGAGCTGAAATTAAGTTAATGCCTGATATTATTTTTAATAATATTGTACAGCTTGGAGCTGTTGGTATTCTTGTTGTAGTCTTAATATGGCTCGTTACACGTTATGAAAAACGAATGTGTGATATGCATGATAACCATACCATAGAACGCAAGGATTGGCGTTTACAAGCTAAGGAGCAACATGATGAAGTATTAACTGTCGCTGTGACGAGTAATACAATTCTAACTGAAATTAAAACTATGATTGCAGGAATGAAACAATGAAAACGAGTTTTGATATACTGGAAAAGTTATATGTAATATTAAATGTTGCTTCTATAAATACTGTAATTGATGGAAGAATTTATGCTGGGAATAAAAAGGCAAATTCTGAATTACAGGATATTGAAATATTGACTTTACCAGTAATGTGGAAACCCGATGTTCAACCATGTACTGTGATCATTAATATGTATTGTAAAAATCTATCATATGGAATAGCTAACAATACAAAATTAAATTCTATAATAAATGCCGTTATTAATGTTTTGGAAGCTTATTCCCAGTCAAGTAATACAAGTTATTTTGATTTTGATTTTGGAAGTACTAATTCTTTTCCAGATGAGAAACAAGTTAATATGAGCTATGCAAGTTTACGTCTTAATTGTGTTATACAAACATCCTAAGGAGGTGAAAAAAAATGGCGGATTTAGAGTCCGGTTATAGAATAGTTGGTATAGAGTCAATTCAAATGGGTAATACTCCAGGTAAAGCAGCAGTTAGTACTAATTATATTGTAGTTGCTGCATCATTGACCACAATTAGTAATATTGTGCCTGATAGTGCGGGCATGATCATTGACCCAGAGACATCTAATGATTTTTTTGTGGAAAATAAACCTGAAGTTGATTGCCAAATTAAAACAACCGGTAAGAAATATATTGAGTTTGCAACTCGTGATATGGGGCCGAGTATGCTGGCTTTTTTCCTGCGAGGTGCAGCAAGTGGTGCAAGCGTCTGGAAAGCTCCTACAACCGGTTCAACAGTTATGGAAAAATGTGCAAGAATCGTCACCAAAGAAATTAATGGAAGTACATTTATCATTGAAATTCCTCGTATATCCATTACAGTTGGTGGTAAATTAAAATTTGGGAAAACCGAAACAGGAACCTTAGCAATATCGGCTACAATTATGCAACCTTATTGCTCATGTGCCCCTTGGAAAACAACACTTAGTTAAAGAACCTATAATGTATTGATGATACAATATATTATACTCAACTTGAAGGACGAGATGATATGAATGAAAAAACAAAAACTCCGGGAAAACCAATCAAAGAGCCGGATAAGAATATTACACCAGAAATGGTGGATGCTATTTTAGAAAAAGGTGTTGATTTTAATATTAATGTCATAAACAAAAACTTACTTCATAAATTGAGGATATTACCTTCTTCTAAAACATTTATTATATATCCTCTGACATTATCACCACTGCTCGAAGTGTCCAAATTACTTTCATCCATTGATCCTAAACAATTGGAAGTTCTAAAAGAGAATAAAAATAAAAGTGATATAACTCTCCAACAGAGTTTTCAAATTATTGTTGATAATAAAGATATAATATTACAGGCTATTGCATGGAGTATATGTAATAAAAAATCTGAACCATCTGACTCACTTATTACTTTTTTAAATGATAATTTAACATCAAGAGAATTGCTTCGATTGCTAATTCTTGTAGTGAAGCAGATGGGAGTTCAGCATTTTTTGGCTTCTATGGTCTCGATAGTCGGGCTGGATCTGTTCGAGGCCAAGAAAGAAGAATAAACCCTTGGCAAACAATTGGAAGTTTGATTAAATATTTTCGATTATCAATGGATGATATACTATATAATTACTCGTGGGTGAATTTAATGATGCTTATCATATCAATACCAAAAAATAATAAAGATGAAGATAAAAAACAAAAAGATAAGCATGAAATAAAGGATGCTGGTGAATTTATGAGGTTAATGGGATGAGAAAAAAAGTAAGTATTTGTATGATTGTTAAAAACGAGGAAGCAAATTTAAAAAGATGTTTGGATTCTATTCTGCCTATTATTCATGAAAAATGGTGTGAATTGATCATCATTGATACCGGGTCAAAAGACAGGACTGTGGAAATTGCTCGTGAATATACCAGAAAAGTATTTATAAAAAGATTTGTCCCTTGGAATTTCTCAAAAGCAAGAAATTATGGTATTGCAATGGCAACGGGTAAAAAGATAATGATCATTGATGCTGATGAGGAACTTAGGCAAGAATGTTTATATCCTTTAGAATTTATATTAACCAGTCCTACAATTACTGCTCCAACTATTTTTATTAAAACTTTTAATCCATATTCAAAAGATGGGAAACAATTTGCTACAACGGTTCAAGGTAGAATATTTTTAAATGATGGAACATTTCATTATGAAAGAAATGCCCATAATATACCAATATCAAAAGAACCTTATTTATTTGCTACTCATATTGTTTTAAATCATCATGGTTATATGTTTCAAGGTAAAGAAAAACTTATGGCAAAGAAAAGAGACCGAAGTTTGCCATTACTTAAAGCCGCATATAAGAAAGATCCAAATGATTTACATGTAGGAACTCATCTGATAAAAACTTATTGGATGATGGGTGAACATGATAAAATTATTGAGATTGGTGAAAAATGGATGAAAGATATGCGTAAAGTAGGCTATCATGAAGGTTGGTCAGCTTTTTTAGAAGTATTCGTTAATATGGTTAATACTTATTTAGTAAAAAATGATATTAAAAATGCTGAAAGGGTAGCAAAAGAATCACGAAGATATTCCGATAAGATACTTTTAATTGATATTGCTTTAGGAAATTATTATAGCAATAAAAATAGAAAAAAATGTAGAAAATATTTTGAACGTGCAGTTTTATTTAGTCAAGATAATACTTCTTCTTATGGAGAATTATTAACAACCAATGCTGATATAATCATTCCAGAGATTTTAAATTATTTAGCTATTTTAGATTTTCAGCAGGGAGATTATGAGCGTGCAGGAAGGCGAATAAATGAAGGCATAAGACTAAACGAAAATAGGCTTGAACTTCGTTGGGATATATTCAACGAAATGGATGCAAAGAAAAGGTTAATATAAAATGGCTCTTGATACAGAAGGCAAAAGAAGTTTATACTGGAAAACCGGATTAGATAATAAAGGTCTGATGGTTGGTGCTACTAAAACCAAAGGCATTATCCGTAATTTGGTTAAAACAGTAAGTTCAATGGATCTATTTCTTGTATTTGGTTTTCTGGCAGCGAGGAGATTGAAAAAACTTACCACCGATGTATATAAATTTTCCAGTGATTTTCAACATGCTATGAAAGAAGTACAAACAATTTCTAAAGCTGTAAAAGAAGATTTTAAAGGTATAAGTGATGAAGTGGTCAAGATGTCCACAACCGTCCCAGATTCGGCAATTAAATTAACAAGAGCACTGTATCAAATTGTGTCCGCTGGCTACGATGGTGCAAAAGCCATGGACATACTCAGGATCTCGGCAGAACTTGCAGCAGCAACCGTTACTAACACCTTCACGGCGGCAGATGCGTTGACTTATGTTATGAATGCTTATGGAACTGCTGCTGGGACTGCTGCTGACATATCAGATAAGTTATTTACCATCATTAAACTTGGTAAAGTCACGATGGAAGAACTCGGCCCAACTATCTCAATGGTAACAGGTCTTGCTGCTGAAGTCGGAATGACCTTTAATGAGTTAGCTGCTATTTATGCCGAGGCAGTTAAAAAGATTGATCCTCATATTGTTACTACTGGTATTCGAGGAATTTTAACTGCTATACTTCGTGTATCAAAAGGCACCGGAGAATCTGCTAATAAAGCACGAGAATTAGGTATTGAGTTTGACATTGCTACTTTAAAGTCAAAAGGCTTTAAATATATTCTTAATGATATAATACAAGCTACTAAAGGTAATGAAGAAGCTCTCATGTCATTATTTCCAAATGTACGTGGGCTTATTGGTTTATTATCGGTTATGACTAACGAGGGTGAAAATTATAAGAAAACACTCGATGAGATTGAAAATTCTACAGGTAATATGAAAGAAGGTTTTCATATTATGATGACTGATACAGAAAATCAATTAGCAATATTTCATAATAATGTTACAGCGAAGCTAAAAAGCATTGGTGATGCCTTAGTTGAATATGTAGGGAAAGTTGCAAAAGCAGCAAATGATATGTTTAATGAACTCAATAAAAAACAAGAAGCCCGTAAAGCATTAGCAATATCTCAATTTCTTGATTTGAATACAAAATTAGGAAAACAAATTAGAATGACAGTAATGCTAAGAGGTGGTGATGCTGCTGAAAAAGCTCTTAAAGCATATGGGATTGAACTTGAAGGACTTGGTGGACATCTTGAGGTCTTATATAAATCAGTAGCTACTGCTGAATATATGTTAAAAATAAAAAATACTATTCTTGAAAAATTAGTAAAAACATTAGATATATATAAAGAAAAAGTGGATGAAGTTGCAGATGCGGAAGATGATGCCGCTCCTAAGAATCCTATGAAACGATTTGGCATGGTAACAAGACCTAAATTAGGAGAAACACTAATTGAAACAGAATTTAGAGTAACTAATGGTATTCTTAATACCAGAATAGACATATATAAATTAAATGAAAAATGGACAGAAGAAAAGAAAGAAAGTCTTGAAAATGAAGTAGAAAAAGTACATGAAATAGCAGATATATTTTGGTCGATGCAATCATTAGTTCGTGACTTTGATTCTGATCTTGCTAATGCTATTGGGAAAATAGGATTATTGACAGGTACAATTTCTCAGATGTTGGGTGCCACTTCCAGTATGGATCTTATTGCTGGAGGTATGGGATTATCTGGAACACTTATTGGACTTTTTAAAACAATCGGTGAGGCATTACCTAAATTATATTCAGATTCAATGGATACTCTGGCAAGTAAAATGAAAAAGTTTGATAGTGATTCTAATAAATATGTCAACATGGCATTAACTGACCAAGTAAAGGCATTAGAAAGACTTGATAAAGCAATTGATAATGCTTATGGTGAACGAAAAGTTGCCTTATTAGGTGATTATATAAATACTCTGAAAAAACAAGAAATTGAAATTGCTACCCGTATAATGCGTGCCTCAACAGGAGTAGCACGAGAAGAAGCAATTGAAAGACAACGATGGTTATTAGATACAATTAAAGAAACTACTCAAAGTATCCGTGATATTTTTACTGGTACAGATTTGCCTTCTTTAGCTGATTCAATCATTGAGGGATTTCAAGAAGGATTTAGAGTTGGTGAAATGGAGTTGAGAGATTTTGTGGGTACATTTGAAGATTTAATGAGAGGTGCTATAACCGAAGCATTTGAACAAAAACTCATTACAAAATGGCTCGATCCATTTTATAAAGAATTTGGAAGATTGGCAGCAGGTGGTAATGAATTAAATGTTGGTGAAATTGCAATTTTAAAAGATTTACTTTTAAGTGGATTAAAGGATGCACAAATTTTATGGGATTCATTACAAGGTGTACTCACAGAATCAGGAATTGATCCTTTAAGTACTAAATCAGAAACTGGTATTTCGGGTGCTATTTCAGGGATAACAGAAAGAACTGCAGGACTGATAGAAGGTCAATTTAATGCTATGAGGATGACCGAAGTTAAAATGTTGGGTCAATTAATAAACATAAATGATGGTAAATTAATGCCATCTTTAAATGCCTTAAAAGAGATAAGAGATAACACATATAATTTATCAAGCATGTTACATGTGATGAATGATATTGCTATAGACACTTCCAGAATAGCAAGTAATACTGAGCATCTTGAAAGTATAGATGATAAACTAAATAGGTTGCCTACGAGGTCAGATTGGGGCAGAGTATTGGGAGCATAAGTGAATATATTAAATTATAGTATGTATGATATATACCTTAATTATAATGCTTGTAACTTATTGGGACACAATGATTAATCGTTTCATAAGGTAAGGCATGTAAACATACAGTAAAAAAGTTAAAATGCAGCAGAAGGTGTTTAAATAGCCTTTAATGTAATTTGAAGAGGAAAAGGGAATGGGATATGAAATAGACTCAAATGACCTGGAAGATACCTATGGAGTTCATGTGCAGGAAGTCACGGGGCACTTGGATTTTTTACAAAGAAAAGACTCAACAGCACACGACTGGAAAGATGAAAATGGTGAGGAAGAATTTACAGATGCTGCCGATATTAAATTTAAACCGAGAGATATTTCACTCCAGTGTTATATAAAAGCAGCTAATAGAAATACTTTTTTTATTAACCTGGATGCCTTCAAAGTTTTATTACAGAGTGCTGGAACACATACTCTTGCTTTACCATACATGAGCACTACATTTACAGTATATTTTAAAGATGGTGGTAAGGTCAGGATTCATAATAAATGGGAGTCAGGAGTTGGTCATGTTGTGATAGGAACTTTTACTATCAGATTACGAGAACCCAACCCATTATTAACTTACTATTAAAAGGAAAATATTATGGGAGCATTTAGTGCTTTTGCAGAAAATGAATTATTAGATCATATTTTAGGAACAGGATCATATTCTCGACCTACTAATCTATATTTAGCTTTATGTACTGCTGATCCAACTGATACAGGTACAGGAACAAGTATTACAGAACCATCCGGTGGAAGTTATGCACGAGTAGTTTGTGATAGTTGGGATTCCGGTTCCAGTAGGGCAACAGCAAATTCTGCTGCTATAACCTTTGCCAAAGCAACAGGAAATTGGGGTGTAATAACTCATTTTGCTATATGCGATGCCGCAACTGTTGGTAATATGATTGCTTATGGGGAGGTAACACCTAATAAGAATATTTTATCAGGTGACACCGCTTCTGTATCAATTGGTGATTTAGATATTTCCTTTGATAGTGGTGGGATGAGTGATTATTCAGCAAATGCTATGCTTGATCATGTATTTGAAGGTACTGCCTTTACTCCTCCAACAAGTATTTTTGCTGCTTTAGTTACTGGAACAATTGTGGATAGTGATACCGGTACTACAATGTCAGAAGCTTCTGGTGGAAATTATGCACGAATTGAACATAATGATTTTAATGTTGCTACATTAGGTGCTACAGCAAATGCAAGTACTCTTACTTTTTTAACTGCTTCGGTTACTTTAGGAACCATTACAGATGTAGCTTTATGTGATGCATTAGTTACTGGTAATTTATTATTTTATTCGGGAGTAAATACATCCAAACCAATTGATAAAAGCGACACTCCAATTTTTTACACTGATGAACTTGACTTAACATTGGAATAAAAAATGACCATAAATGATCAAATAGCTTTATTAAAAGATGGAATTACTTCAGAGATAGAAAAACCTTCTGAAGAAGAAAATGAAATTATTTCTAAACGCACGGCTACATCTAAAACTTTTAATATAGGAAAAGATAGAAAGAATTTAAAGATATTTGCCAGACCTATTCATTATAAAGAAGATGGCATTTTTAAAGATGAAGAATTGGTAGTACAAAAAATAAATCCTGAAGAATATATAATAAAAAAAGCAAGTTATTCTGCTATATTTAATAAAGATAAACCTTATAATTATAAAATTCTTTCAGGTAATAATTATATAACATTTAGTGCTTTATTTGAAGAATCTAAAAATTTAAAAATTCAAGTTGATGCCTGGCCTACAAAAGTAAAAGAAACAATTACATTATTAAATAAAGAAGCACCTGTAAAATTTCAATGGAATATTAATTCAAATAATCCAGAAAATATAATTAAATTAGAAGCTCCATTTGCTGTAGATGCTAAAGGAAAAAATGTATCTGTAACGTCCTCATTAATTGATAAAATTTTAACTTATACTTTAGATATTTCAAATGCAGTTTATCCTATAATACTCGATCCCACAAGTGTTATTACTTCAAATGATGGAACACCTGCAAAGGGCGCCGCGACCTATGCTGGAGCCAGAGATGCAACCGATGGTGTCAGCTTAGAGGTTCGGTGGATAGTCGGACAGTTATTTAGTGGTGGAAATTATTTTGTCAGAAGGGCATTTGGTTCATTTGCCATTCCTGATATAGTATCAATATCAGCATGTTCGTTATTTTTAGAAGGATTTGCAGACGATTCTACAACAGATTTTGAAATATATATAAATGAAGCCACTCCCAGCACGCCATTAGTAAAGAAAGATTATGATCAATTTGACGGTCATCAGGCATCGGGAGCATATAATGGCACGGTATTAAACAATACATGGAACAGTTCATCTTATTCTGCCACATGGAATGAAATAGTATTTAATGCGGCTGGAAAATCGGCGATATTAGCGAAAAAGAATGATACTTTTAGCCTTGTTGCCCTGTCAAAAGAAGATTATAATAATTCGGCACCACCCAATTCAGAGTATGTAACATTCAACCAGTCAAGTATTAGTGGAAGTGAACCGTATTTATCAATAACATTTACAGCACCTCCTGAGGCACTTGCCGCATCTATTAATTCAGTTTTATCATCTTCATTAAAAACTATAGGAAATAGAGGTCTTAAATCCTCCATAGATTCGGCTTTATCAGCTTCTTTAGTTGTTACATTTTTTAAGGTACTTCAAGCTTCTATGGATACAACATTAACTACCACAGATAAAGTAAATATATCCAGAGGATTAAAAGCAGAAATTGATAGTTCATTATCTTCAGAAATGTTAATGAAAACTATCAGGGGCTTAAAAGCAGAAATTGACTGTATACTTTCTATTAATCCTAATACTCTTACAAATAATCTTATTGGAAGATGGAGATTAGCTGAAGATAGTTATGTAGGCGGAGTTTATGAAGATGATGGAAGTGGTGGAAATGATGGTACTCCTGCTGATACACCTGTATTTGGTGAGGATCAGAATGAGCGTTCAAATGCTGTTACAGTATTTGATGGTGTGTATGTAGGTGGTGATAATCTTGCAGAAATAGGCTCTGGGGGTACTGTTGTTGATACATCTTCACCGTGGGCTGTTTCGTTATGGTTAAAGAATAATGGTACCCTTGATACTACTTTTCTCGTAAGTTTACCTAAAGATGATTCCGGCGGATGGACAACAACGTGCATGGCATTGCAGTTATACACTGGTGCGCCAAACAAGTTGCAACTTATAGTAAGAAAAGATGATGGTTCAACGCAAATAAATACAGGCGTAACCACTACTCAAATGATTGATGGGATAGAACATCATATAATAGGACAATATACCGGAACGCATCTTGAGATATGGGTTGATGACATAAGAGAAGTTAATTATGATTTAGCGGGACAAACTTTATATCAAGGTACAGGTTCATTTGGTATAAATTATGTGAGAGGTGGAGGTTCTTCCAATTTTAAAGGTAGCATATGGGATGTACGAGTATATAATAGAAAATTATTATATCCAGAAATACACTTACTTAATGCTTATAGCCCCACTATGATAAATGCAGTAAGAGGATTTTTAGCTACATCAAATTCAAGTTTATCGGCTTCCCAAAAAATGGCAGCAGTAAGAGGATTAATCGGTTTATCAGAAAGTGAAATTCATGCCAGATTATTTCTGAATAAAGGTGATACCCCAACTAATGAAATGCTTACAGGATTCTAAATTATGAATTTACAAATTTATAGAAGTACATCGGTTAATCTTACTACAAAGATTGATGAAAAATCTAAAATTATACAACGATTTTTTGGTGAGAATATAATTACCGTTGTATTGTATTTTAGATCGGTTCCTGATATTGCTATTGGTGATTATATTGTCTGGGAAGGAATTAAATATTATATTAATACCCTACCAGATATTGAAAAGAAAGCCAGTAATAATTATGTATATACAATAACATTTGAAAGTCAATATTATGATTTGGCAAAGGTACAATTTCTGGATAGTGGTGTTAGTGATTTTAGTTTAATTACTAATCTGGAAGGATTTATTGATTTAATAATTACTAATCTGGATCGTATATATGGAAATGGAGTATGGACAAAAGGCACATGTGATCAATCAAATGCTGAGTATAAATTAATGAATTTTAAAGAAGAAAACTGTATGAAAGTCTTGCTCAGATTATGTGAAGAGTTTGAGGGTGAAGCTTTCTTTAATCGAAAAGTATTAAATTTTACTGATACAGTTGGAAGTGATACAGGATTAAGTTTTACCTATGCTGCCGGATTAAGAGGATTTGAGAGAACAACATTAAGTAGTAAAAATATTGTAACTCGGTTATATGGATTTGGTTCCACCCAAAATATTAATACTGATTATCGGAATGGTGCTACAAGGTTATTATTTGAGAATGGGGGGGTAAATTATTTAGAAAAAAATACTGCTACCTATGGAACGATTGAACATTCAATTATTTTTGATGATATATATCCACATAGAGATGGGGTTATTTCCAGTGTGGATGAATTTGATGAATTAATTTTCTATGATACAAGTATGGATTTTAACCTAACTGATTATCTAATTTCAGGAGTGACCGCAAAGATACATTTTCAAACTGGGCAACTTGCAGGATATACTTTCGAAATGTCTTCTTATACTGAAGGTACTGATAAATTTACACTTATTGCTACAAATGATAATAAAGATATTACATTGCCTAATAGCACCCTTAAACCTGCTGAGACTGATAAATATGTTATACTTGATATAACACTACCTCCTGCATATATAACCACAGCAGAGACTGCTCTTGAGGCCGCTACGCAGTCATATATCAATGAGAATAGTTCTCCTCATGTAAAATACAATCTAAATCCAGATCCTCGATATTTTAAAACGAATGGCATTGAATTACATATTGGTGACTATATTACTATTGTGGATACTGCTCTGAGCGTTTCTTTCTTGACTCGGATTATACAACTGGAAAAATCACTGACTGAGCCTTATACATATAAATTAGAAGTATCAGATTATAATGAAGTACAAATTTCTCAGAAGCAATACAGTGAAGTGACAGCTCATAAAAGAAAAATTGCTATTAGTAATGTAGGTGATATAACCCAAAAAAGAGCGAATTGGAAATCTACTCAAGAATTAAAAAATATGGTATTTGATTCTGATGGTTACTTTACTGACAGTATTAAACCATTATCAATTGAAACTGCTCAATTAGCCGTGGGAGCAAAGTCAAGAGAATTTACTTTAAATGGTGTAACTCTGGAAGCAAATTATACGAGTGATAAAACTAAATTTCATTCAACTGCCGGAAGTCTCGTTCATTTTGCTATTGCTGCTACAATACAAACTTGGGTGATGTATGCTAATGATGAGACAGGTCTTACTGATGGTACTGCTTATTATATTTATGCCAGATGTGTCCGAGATACATATGATCATGCTGATAATAAAATTATTTTAGATTCTACGGCATTAGCAGTTGATGAGGGAAGTACATATTATTATTTTCTTGTTGGTGTACTTCATTCAGTAGTAAGTGGTATTCGTGGAATGTCCACTACTTATGGTCATACATTAATTGATGGTGGATATATAAAAACCGGAACTATTGATGCTGATGTGGTAAATGTTATTCATTTAGATGTTGATAATGTGAATGCTGGAACTTTAACTGTTGGATACACTGACGCAAAATGTACGGATGCCAATGCTGACCAGACAAGTACACATACCGCTGCTGATACGGTAAAAGTACAAAATTATACAATGATAACCGGAGGAAAAATTACAACTGGTCTTATCACTTGTGATAATATTAATGCTGGCACGCTGACAGGCAGGACAGTACAGACGGCAAGTACAGGTGCAAGAATAATATTAAATGCAGCAGGCAGTGGAAATTTATATGTATATGATTCAAGTAATCATCTCGTGATAAATCTTGATGATACAAATGGCGGGATGGTAAGAGTTGGATATATAACTGGTTTAAAATATACAAATAATTATGGTGGAGTATCTGAATATTTTTCCAGTACATTGGGAAATACGCCAATATATGTTTCCTATTGGACTGGTTCAGCGTGGGATTCAGGAAGAATTGTAATGGATTATGATGGCAACATCGCACTCGGTGGTGCTACTGGTACAGGAAGATTGACGGCTAAAGACGTAAAATCAATTAAATTTTCAGACGCTTTTGCTAATCAGGTCGTTGGATCTCGGGTAGTTGATGCTCGATGTGATGATGCAATTGATAGTGGTGATGCTACAACTGATGGGGTAATAGATTCTTTACGTGATGCTATGATTGCTCATGGATTAATAGCAGCATCTTAAATTTTATACAAATTTCATATTTTCTAAAATGTTAAATGTATCATTTTATTATATGTTATGTATTACTAAAAACTCAAAATGCAATAAAAACGCAATATTGAGGTTAGGTGTGTATGTATCTAACTAATGTAAAGATAATCTTAAAAATTACTATAAACTAATAATATAAACATATATACATATCATACATCAATATTGCGTTTTTAT